TGCTGATTACACCCGATACGCTCAGAGCGGTCAGCCGTTTAACCAGCCTGTGATGGGCTATAACACTTACGGCCAAATCTTCGCGCAGCCGCAGCGTCCTCCTCCCCCGATAATGGGTGGTGGAAAAGGCGGTGGTGGGTTCCGTCCGCAGCCTCCTCCGATGATGGGCGGCGGGAAAGGTGGATACGATCCTAATCGACGCATGCAGGCAAATCCGGGATTTGACACACCGTTTGGGAATTTCCCACAGCCTCGCAGACCTGAGCGTCGTACCAATCAGTTGGGATTGAATCAACCTCCGGCAAGTGAAACCAACATAGGTAATTTCCTAGATTTTTATAAGCGTCAAAACAATCCTGCTAACAGTATTTTTGAGCCGGGATCTCAGCCCCCCACTATTGGTGGTAAAGGTGGCGGTGGGCAAACTGATAACATCACGGCTCGTAGACCCAGTGTTGGATTTGATCCAGAAGGTCGTTTCCGCATCCCCAAGCCACCGCCTGTTGGCGCTGTTGTTGGTCCTTACACGGGAGGTTTTGGCAATAACGTGCCAGAGCCTATGTTTGATATGAACCAAGAGTTCAGATCTTATCCGGGCGGTAGCACACCAAGAGGAGGAGTGGGGCAGTCACTTCCCCCAGATATTTCTGGCAGTCCGTTTGGCCAGTTGATTGGTGGCGGCTTAGATAATCGCATGTTTTTCCAAGAAGGCGGTCAGGTTCCCCCTGATGCCAACATGGAAATGATGTTGTCTGAGGCTGGCCCCGCTAACCCTCAGTCCGAAATGGCTGGTGAATATGATCGTCTGATCCAGATGACGATGCAGGCAATCTTGGGTCAAGTCGAGAACCCGGATGAAGTGATCCAGATGTTCATCGATGAGTTCGGTGTTGATTCGTTTAGACAGTTGCGTGACGCAGTCCTGAAGCAGCAGGTTCCCAACGCCCAAACCGAAGGCATGGTTGATGGCAACGGCGGCGGCATGGACGATCAAGTGATGGGCATGATCGGTAACCAACGTCCGGTGGCAGTGTCACCGGGTGAATACATTGTGCCTGCTGATGTGGTGTCAGGTCTTGGCGATGGGAGTTCCAAGTCCGGCGCAGACATTCTTGATGAACTGAACCAAGCCGTTCGCATGGCTCGTACGGGAACCCCTGAGCAGCCCCGTCCGCTGATGGAGACTCTGCAGCAATGAATGCAGCAGTAGAGGAAATGCAAGTCTATGTGTCGTTGGTTCCGCCCATGCACATTGAGGATGCTTGGCCTTCACTGGTGTCTTATTTGGAACCTGCTGTCGAAAGATCTAACGGCAGATGGACTATGGATGCTCTGAAGATCTGGGCATTCAATGGTGAAAAGCAGATCTGGATCATCTTCGATGACAATAAAACGATACACTGTGTGGCAGTCACACAGAATGTCGTTTACCCGGCCAGCAGAATGCTCTCCATCGAGTTCCTCGGTGGCGCTGGCTTAGACAAGTGGGCGTTTAAACTTCTCGATGTACTTGGTAGTTGGGCCAAGGACAGCGGATGCAATGGGATCGAAGCCACCGCAAGGATTGGCTTTTGGAAATGGCTTGAGAAAGATGGTTTCGACAAAGCCTACACTGTATTCGAGAAGAGGTTTGACCCATGAGCAAGGGCAAAAGCGCACCGCAGGGTACACAGAAGGTTGAAACTACCCAAACCAACCTTCCTCCTTACGCAGAACCGTACTATCGATCAGCCCTTGAGAGGGCGATGTTCGAGAGTGCGCGTCCGTATGAACCGTATCTTGGTCAGCGTCTCGCACAGTTTGCGCCGGAAGAAACCTTCGCCCAACGCGGGATCATGTCTTTGGGTCGTCCGACCCAGATCGGTGAAGCCACCGACATCTTCCGTCAAGTCGCAGGGATGCGTGGTCCATCAGGGATGGATATCGCGGGCCAGTTCAACCCGCAAGCAATCTCCCCGCAATACCGTGGCAGAGAGTTCCAGACGGGGTATGACCCACGTCAGTTTGATTCTGGATACACCGCTGGCGGCATTGGCGATCTGTATCGTGCGGGAACCTATGCTCCGGGATACACACCGGGACAGATCACCTCAGGTTATCAAGCCGGTCAGTTTGCTCCGGGCTTTGAAGCGCAGGCTTATAAGCCCGGATATGAAGCAGGTCGTTTCACTTCGGGCTATCAGGCAGGTCAGTTTGATCCGGGGTTTCAAGCCCGTGAATATCAATCCGGCTATCAGGCTGGACGATTCCAGCCCAATTATCAGGCCGGTCAATTCACTCCCGGCTACGAAGCAGGTCGATTAGGTGCAGGGTTTGAGGCAGGTTCTCTTGCTGCACCCGGTGCCATCGAGCAGTACATGTCTCCGTACCAGCGCATGGTTACGGACGTGGAGAAGCAAGCAGCGGTTCGTGCTTCTCAGATGCAAGGTTCCCAAGAAGGTGCTGCTGCAGCCCGTGCTGGAGCCAAGGGCGGCACCCGTGCTGCATTGATCGAAGCCGAAAGACAGAAAGGCTTGGGTCAACAGTTGGCAGGCATTGAAGCCCGTGGCGCACAGAGTGCGTTCGAGCAGGCTCAGAGAGCCTTTGAAGCGGATCGTGCTGCGAGATTGCAGCAGGGTCAGTTCGGCGTTCAAGCGTTCCAAACTCAGGAAGCCGCACGTCAGCGTCAGGCTGAGTTGGGTCTGTCTGCTCAACAGGCTGGTGAACAAGCCCGCCAAGAAGCCGCTCGTATGGGTCTGTCTGCACAACAGCAGGAAGATGCAGCGCGTCAGGCACAAGAGCAGTTCAGTCAACGTGCATTTGGGATGGGCGCAGAGCAGCGTCAATTCCAAGCCACCATTGGTTTGCAGGCGCAGCAAGCAGGCGAACAGGCCAGACAGGAAGCCGCTCGGATGGGCATGACGGCACAGCAACAGGAAGATGCTGCCCGTCAAGCGCAGGAACAGTTTAGTCAAAGGGCTTTTGGAATGGGTGCAGAACAGCGCCAGTTCCAAGCAACCATTGGCATGCAAGCCCAGCAGGCTGGAGAACAGGCGCGTCAACGTGCTGCAGAGATGGGTATGACCGCCCAGCAACAGAACGAAGCGGCACGTCAGGCCGCAGAAGAGTTCCGGTTGCGCGGCTTTCAGGCTACAGAATCGGCTCGTCAGGCTCAGGGCCAGATGGGACTCGGTGCATTCCAAGCCCAAGAAGCCGCACGTCAACAGCAGCAGCAGTTCCGATTTCAAGCGCAGCAAGCGGGTGAACAGGCACGTCAAGAAGCAGCCCGTATGGGTCTCACTGCACAGCAACAAAGCGATGCAGCAAACCGTGCCGCACAAGAGTTCTTGTCACGTTCTCAAGAGTTCAACATCGAACAACAGAGGCAACGTGCGTTGCTCGGCTTCCAAGGTATGGAAGCAGACCGCGCAAGATTGGATCAGTTGCTTCGGACTGGGGAACTGCTTCGTGGAACCGGTTTGTCGCAGCAGGAATCGGACCTCGCTCGTCTGCAGGCTCAGTTGGGAATCGGCGGTCAGCGTCGAGGACTCATGCAGCAGGGTCTGGATCTTGGCTACGAAGACTTCATGCGTCAGCAAGCGTTCCCGCGTGAGCAACTCGCGTTCCTCAGCAATCTGTTGCAGGGTGTCCCGGTACAGCCGGGTAGCACCACCGCATCCTTTGGTCGTGTTCCAACACCGACCCAACAGTTACTCGGCGCAGGCTTAGGTGCAGCGGGTCTGTACAACACCTTGGGTCGCGGGGGTTAAACGATGAACATTCTGCAAATGGAAGACATGGTCAAGGGAATGCCCGATGAGATCCTCATGCGGGAAGCCCAGATGCCATCAGGTCAAATCCCCCAGTTCTTGTCGCTGTCAGAAATACAGCGACGTAAGGAGATGCGGGATAAGTTACAAGCCCCACCACAAGCCACTGTAGCCGATCAGATCCTGCAGGGTGGTATCGCTGCAGCCATGCCACAGCAGCCGCCCCAAGGCGGTATGGGTGCGCCACAGGGTCCGCCGATGGGTCCGCCTCCGGGTCCAGAAGGTGCGCCGGTCATGGCGTACGGCGGTGGCCAGATGCCGTACCGGATGCAAGGCGGTGGATCTGTTCCTCCGGGAGGCGGAAACCCTCAAGTATTTAAACAGTTCATGCAGCGCAACTTTGGAACCCCTCAAGGTCTTGCCACCAATATCGGTATGGTTGGTGGTGCTTTGTTGGGTGGCCCTTTGGGTTCAGTGGCTGGCGCAAACATAGGCTCTTATCTTGGTAGTCGTATGTCCAACCCAGTGCAGATGTCTGACTGGGATCGGATGCGTCTTTTCAGTACCCCGTTCTCTCAGGCCGCGCAGCAGCAAGCGGTTCCCGTGGAACCCCCTCCGTTCGTGGATGGGATGTACAGTGGTGGACAGATTCCCGGCACGGTGTACATGCAGCAAGGCCAGACGGTTCCCAGAACATCTCGCGCACAACGAGTCAACCAACTGCGTGATCAGATTCAAGCGGCCATTCTTCAGGGCGCTCCCAAAGAGCAGGTTGATGTATTGCGTAGTCAGTTAGAAATACTGACTGCTCCTGCGCCATTGACTCCGCAGGCTCAGGATTATCAGACGTTCCAAAGGATTCGTGAGGCTGGTGTATTCCCGCAACTCACTACCCCAGCGTTGGAGATGGCAGCACCTGATTTCTCAGCACAACTAAATGCCGCGATGCAGCCTCCTGCTGCGCCAGATGTTGCTGCTCCGAATGCTGCTCCAGCCATGGCACCTACTGCCGACACAATGCAGGCTCTGCCTGCAACAGACATGGCTTCTATGTTTAACCAGTTCCGTGCAAACATTGGCACTGGTGGTGGAATGCCACGAAATCTTGGTCAAGCGATTCAGCCTTTCGAGCAGTACTTTGCCATCGACCAGAATGCTCCTGCGTTGCAAGCCACTGATTTCAGCCCATTGATTCAGCAGGCTGAGAAGCGTGGTGCAGAACGTGCGGCGAGTTACGCCGAGACCATCAAGGGCATTGAAAACGAGATGAAGCGGGAGCGCCTTGGCGCTGTCCTGACTACACTTGGTGCCAACTTGATGGCTGGCGAAGGTGCATTAGGTCTTGAGAAAGCCGGTGCTTTGGCCCAGCAGATGGGTAAAGAAACACGTCAAGAGATTGCTGCAGAGCGTCGTGCTGCAAGATCTGCTGAAGAGGCTACTTCGGATCGTATCTTTGCATTGAATGCACAGCAGTTGACCGCCGACAAGGAAGCGCAACGAGCCATCTTCAACGCACAGCAGAATGTGAAGGAGAAGGCTTTCACTGCTTTCAGCAGTCAGATGAAAGATGAGCGGCAGGCCGCACAAGCCGCAAGCCAGTTGGCTGCAACTCTCACCGTTGGCGCAGTCAACAGTATGCGCGACAAGATTGTCACCGAAGGAGCCAACGCTCGCGCTGTTCTGGACTTTGCCAAGGAACAAGCGAGGTCGCTCAAGGATACACTGGGAACTTCGACCGTTGGTATGGCTGCTGCTGATATTCAGAAGTTGGTGGAAGAAACATTGATCAGCGGAATCATCACTGGCTACAAAGCAATTGGTCAGGCTCCGCCGAAAGGCTTTGAATCTCAGATGCGAGCCGCTGCCTCTGCTGGAGGAACTGCAGGGACTGCGGCACAATCAGGAAGTTCGAGGTTTAATGTACAAGTAGTTAATCCGGGGCAGTAAATATGCCGACATATCGCGTTAGAGATTCCGTCTCAGGGGTTACCCTTGATTTGACGGGAGACTCCCCGCCTACGGATCAAGAACTTACCGATCTTTTCGCTCAGTATGGAAAGAAAGAACCCGAGCGCACTGTCCTCGGCCAGATAGGCGAGACGTTTAAAGCAGTTCCCCGTGGCATAGCCAACACAGTTCTGTCCACTGGCGAAGGCTTGGCGGAACTCGCTGATGCGGCCACCAACTTGGTGGGCGCTAAGGGGCTGGTCGATTCCGGCGATGAGAATGCTTTGGTCAAGGCTTCTCGCGAAGGCCGGGACTGGATTGCCAATAGCGCACTCGGTGCAGATCCCACTTACCAAGACGCTTGGTTCACCAAGTTCGGTGAGGGCGTGGGTTCGATGGCGACCTTCCTTGCGCCAGTTGGAATCCTTCGTGGACTCGGTGTCGCAGGCAAAGCCATTCCCAGACTGGGAACCTCTGCACGGGAACTGGCTGCTACCGGAGCATTAGCCACAGGCTCCGGTGCTGGCGAACAAGCACAGCGTGTTGCAGCAGCGCGGGCGCAGGGACTCGAAGTTACCCAAGGTCAAGAAGATCTTGCCGTTGGACTTGGTGGTTTAGTCGGTCTGTCTGAAGTTGCGCCGATTGCTTTTCTTTTGAAAAGAGTCCCGAGCAACATAACCCCTGCAAATAAATCTCGGATTCTGGACTTGTTGCGGCGCTCAATGGTGGGCGGCTTTCAAGAAGCCACACAAGAGGTTGTTGCAGGCGTTGCTCAAGACTTGATCGAACAGAAGATCTATAACGAGAACATCCCTATTGGACAATCTCTCTGGGACGATCTGACCGTAGGCGGTGCAGTCGGTGCGTTCGCAGACTTCGTGGTCAATGCTGCCGCAGGACGGCGCAGTTTCATCACCACCGAAGCACAGCGTGAGTACGAAGCGAAAGCCCGTGAACGCGAGCAGGCGAACATTGAGAAGATTCGCCAGTCTCTGGCCACCGCAGCAGAACGCAGAGCGAACATTCAGGCTGACCCTGAAGGATTCAATAAGGCCGCAGCACAGGCTCAGGCAGCGGCTGCAGGGATTGCCCCGCCCACCGGTGAGGGTCCGCCCGTAGAACGCGGTGGAGCCTATGCCCGTGCGATCTCCAATCAGTTAGGGGATTACTTCCCCACCAACACCAAGTTCACGGTCGAAGCACTGCCGCTGGAAACTGAACCAGATTTCACCACTCGAACTCCAGAAGGGCAGCAGGTTACTTTTGCCAAAGCCAAACAGAAGTTTGTTGTTAAGGATTCTCAGGGCAACCAATACGGTCAAGTGCTGGATAGCCAAGAAGAAGCCTCGGCTTTGGCTTATGGTTTAAACACTGAAGCAATAGACCAACAGGTTCGGGGTCAGGTTCTTAACACCCTTGAGACTTCAGGTCAGGCTTATGACCGTGTGACTGCGGATACCTTGACCCGGTACGGTGTCCAGATCCTGAGTCCTGATCGGAACCTGATCACTTCCGCTGCCATCAACGAGGCTGCGGGAACCACTGCCGATAAAGGTTACATCGAGAACTACAGTTTCCAGACCATCCTCGATGGCGAAAAGACCAAGGATGGGTATGTTGTTCAGGGTCCAAGCCAGCAGCGTGTCACGGTCCCCGGACTGACGCTTTCTCAGCAGATCAACCAGAAGCGCAAAGAGCAAGGACTGCCTGAGACCCAGACCTTCACTGTGGATGAAGCCCGTGAAGCGTTGGGCGACAAGTTCGAAAACCTCACCAACATCAATGTTGCTGCGATCCCGGACAATCTGTCCTACACCGCGACGGTTATGGATGGCAAGCCGGTGGTGGTCAGTGCTGCCAACGAAGTCTTTAGTTCCCGTTTCGCCAACGAAGCAGACAGCGAAGCGTCTGGCAAGAACGAGGACGGCACACCGAAGATCAAGGTGGGCCAGAAGATTGAACTGAAGTCCTTGGAAGATGCTCAGGCTTTTGCTGAACGCAAGAACAAAGAAGCCGCCAAAGGACAGGGTTTGTCCACACAGGAAATCAACGAAATCCTGAAGGGCAAGAAGACGCTGAACGATGAGATCACTCGGCTGCTCAAGTCGAAGAACATCGGATCAGAAATTGATACACCCGAAATCAAGACACTGTTTAAATCAATTGTCGGCAAAGAGTCTTTGGCCGACATGTCGTTCGGTGAACAGCGTTTGTTGTACGCCCGTCTGCGTACACTGCCGACCTTCGAGGCGACCACCAAGTTGCCGGTGTTCGAGGCCAAGCCTTACACCCGTGACAACTTCCTTGCTGCATCCAAGTTCGTGCAAGACGCGAACTCATTGGGTCAATCTTTCACTGACGATCAGATCGCACAAGCGGCAGGCATTCTGCCGAATGACGAACGCAAGGATGTCAAGGTCGAGGCGATCAAGGCTGAACTTGTCAAGCAAGGGGTTCCCGTAACCAAGCCTGAAAAGCCGGTCCTGCTTTTGCCCGGCCCTGATGGAACCACTGACACTTACAACTTCTTGCGTGAAGAGATTCGCAAGAAGATGAAAGGGTTTGGGCTGGACGATATCGCGACCCGTATCGACCAGACTCTGCTCAACTTCGGTGACCCTGTCCGATACATGCAGGAGATGGGCGCTGAAACGGAAGGGTATTACAACCCGCTCTTGCGCGAGATCACGTTGGCTGTGGATCGTATCGATCCGCAGAAGACGCTGACCCCTGAGCAGCGTGTCAATGCGTTGGTCGATGTGCTGAACCATGAGATCGTTCATCCTGTACGGAGAATGGATTTGTGGACGGGTAAAGAATGGGACACTTTGTCCAACGCTGCAGCCAGACTGAAGCGCAAAGACGATCAAGGTAAAGACACTGGTCAGACGTACCTTGAATTTGCGCGTCAGACCTACGCTGACAAAAGTCCTTTAGTGCATGAAGAAGAAGCGGTCGCGGATCTGTCGCGTCAAGCCAAGAAGTTCGGTGCCAAAGCGGTGGCTGGCAAGCCCAAGGTACTGGCGGATAGGCTGTTCAACTTCTTTGACCGTTTAGACAACTCGTTCCGTGGTGCTGGGTTCCAGTCGTACTCCGATATCTTGGATCGTCTGCAGTCCGGTGAAGTGGGTGCGCGTACCCGTGGCGAGATCAGAACGCTCCGTGCCACAGAAGCAGAGATGGTACAACGTGGCGTGTTGCCTGAGCGTTTCGGTGACTACCAGCCGATCCTTGCCACCCCTGTGGTACGCAACCAAGAGCGCGAGAAGAAGAAGGTTGAGGTGCAGCAGAAAGCGCAGGCTGCTGGCATCACTGACTTCAATCCTGCATCTCTCGAAGGCGCAGCGATTCGTGAGTCGCGACGGGCTATTGAGAATATTCCGAAGACTATCGATGTCGATGGCGTGGTTAAACCCACTGACGACTCAGAAGGCAGAGCCATCTACTCCGGCTACGAAGGACCGGAGGTGTATGGCATAGAGACTGCGCCAACCCAGACAGGTCTGCGTAACTTCTGGAACTGGTTCAGCAATAGCAAGGCTGTCGATAGTCAGGGCCGTCCGGTGGTGTACTACCATGGCACTGCTGCGGATATCACTGAGTTCCGCCCGAAGCAGGCAGGATCTGTATTCATTACTCGCAACCCAGAGTTTTCTGAATTGTTTGCGGGATACTCTAACAACTACATGATTGTGAACTTCCCTGATTTTATGAACGATCAGGAAGTTTCTAATGTGTTGACTGAATCAATGCGTAGTGCAACTACGCCCAAGTTTTACGACAAACTTGAGAAGATTCAGAAGCGAGTGGCTAATCGCGTAGGTCAAGGCAAGGCATTGGATGCTAAGTCTATTGCTGATATCAAGGAACTTTATTCAGATAAAACCGGCGGACTGAGTTCCAAAATGGTGGACAGTATCCGCAGGAGATTGCCGTCTGCTCCTAATCTTATGCCTGTGTATGTCAAGGCAGAGAACCCTTGGGATTATGAAAACAAAGACCATGTTCGCGCTCTTCTTAAAGAAGTAAAAAAACAATATGGCGCTGAACTAGATGTTAGTCAGTTAGATATTGAGAACATTCGCGACGGTGATTGGGTAACCATTGAGGGAAGCCCCGGAAACTCTCCTTTCCTTGACGCTATAAGGAACCTTGGATTTGATTCCATGTATGTTAAGGAAGCGGGGACAAAGAACCTTGCTGTCTTTAATCCCGAGCAGATCAAGTCTGCTGTCGGTAACAACGGACAGTTCGGCCCCACTCCCAGCATTATGGAGTCGCGTGTATCTACAGTTAGTTCTCTACAGTATCCGCTGGCACCAGAAGGCACTTGGTATGGAGAGGGAACTTTTAGAGAAGACGGCGGACGACTTATTTATTTAACGCCTGATCAATATATTGCAGCGGTTCGACCATTGCGGATGGATGATGAAAGTCGCGAAAACATTGATTTGCTAAAAGAGCATATTCAAAGCGGAAAAACGCTTGATCCTTTGTTAATTCGTGCAAGTGGCAAAGAAGATGGTCGGCATCGCGCCTATGCCGCAAAAGAACTTGGCATTAAAGAAGTTCCTGTCATCGTATATGGCGATCAGTTTAAAGATGTTCCATCTGCCACTACCCCCAGCATTCTGGAGTCGCGTAAGTATTCTGCAGTTGGTAAAAAACTTGTTGAACCTGTTGTTAGCACTAGAGTTCCCACCGCAATTCCGCGTGGAAAAAAAGCCACTGCCGTAGAAAATCCAATCGATATTAGATTGCAGATTGGTGCTGAGACGTTTAATCAAGATCCAAAGTTAATCAGCAATGCAGCGGCTTTGATTTCAAATTATCCTAATATCAGGACAAAAGACCGGAATCTTCCGCCTGATCAACTTGTCGAAAAGTTTGTTCAAGACATTACAGGTAATTTGCTGTGGCTGTATGACAATGTTCCAGCAGAAATCCGCAGTAGATCTAAATTGTGGTATGTCGGTGCTAACCGCATTTCTAATTATCTGTCTGATCTATACGAGATCAGTCCAAATCAAGCGGCTGCAGTTCTTGCTGTCAATTCTCCGCAGACAGAATGGTTTACCAATGTCACTCGCGGAGAAAGACTGACTGACATTTGGTTTAATAAAAAGAACTTTGACTGGTCTCCAGAAATGGAAGAGACCGCTTCCAAAATTTTTGCAAAACAAAAATACAAAAAAGATCTGGACGCAATTCGCGGCAAAACATTAGCCGCAATTCCCGGCGACCCTGTCGAAAAGTTAATTCGCCAAGCGATGTGGATTAGAACTTATGATCAATCTCACAATCGCCGCAATTTTAGAATCATCACACCGGAAGGATCATTCGGTGATTTTGTGGTTACGGATAAGGGCAATCAGGCTATCGCCACATGGGCTGGTCTTGACCACATTGTAAAGTCTATTTCTATTCTTGAAGACGGTTCACTGAATAACATTAGCAATCGTCTTGGAAACGCGCATAAGGTCAGAAGTTTTTACAACAACATCATTGCGCCAGATGATCCTGCAGGTGATGTCACTATCGATACCCACGCTGTAGCGGCGGCTTTACTTCGACCGTTGTCAGGAAAGTCTATTGAAGTTTCCCACAACCTTGGCGCTGGAATGAGTAACGCGCTAAGAGGGGTGCGTGGTCTTTATGGAATTTATGCAGAGGCATATCGAAGAGCGGCAGCACAAAGAAATGTATTGCCCAGAGAAATGCAATCGATCACTTGGGAGGCTATTCGCGGAACATTTACGGATGTCTTCAAGAGATCAAAGCCAAAGATAAACGCTATCGAAAATTCATGGCGCAGATACCGTGATGGGCAACTTGATAATAACGAAATTCGTGATATAGTTCTTCAAGAAGCAGGAGGAATCAATGAACCAGACTGGTGGCGATCCAATCGCAATGCTCCTAAAGAAACGTGGTCTTCCACTTACGGTGGAGAGTTATCTGGATTTCGCGTATCCGGACGGGGTGCCTCGTCCCGTACCGGAAGAGTTGATACAAGAAGCGCAAGACGCGATAGACAGCGTGAAGCCCCGAAAACAAAAGGGATAATGGAATCCCGCATTGCGCCTCGCCCCGAGGTGCAGTTGCAGGATGCAACGAAGAAGGCTCAGGCCAACATCGACCGCACCCCAACTGGTGCGATCCCGCTCTACAATTTAAACGCATCACCTGATGCACTGTACGTTGCCCAGAATCCTGAGGCTGGTGAACAGTTCGATGCACAGGATCTGATCCGTTACTCGCGAACTAACCAGCCTCAGTACACTACTGGCGTACAGCAGATCATCGACAAGTTGGCCGTTGATCCACCCAATCAGACACCGGGGCAGACGGTGATTGGCGCAGTGCAGTTGCCGCCGATTCGAAACATGATCGACAAACTGCGTCAGCAGTTCATCTTCAACTACTCGCGACTTGAGTACTACAACCAGACTCATCCAAGTCTGATCAACAATCTGGCGGATGTCAGTTCGTTGGCTGGCGCTGAGATGGCAGATCGTCACAAGGCAATCACTGCCTCTGCAATCACAGATGGTGTTCCGGTATATCGAGATGGACTGGTTCGTGTGGAACCCTTTGTCCATAACAATCGTGAGTACAAAGGACTCATCGATGTGATGGCTCCGTTGTACAGCAATCCGTATGGGAACCTTGAACGATTGGCTCAAGCCTATGCCATTGCTATTCGAGGAAGACGTTTAACCGCTGAAGGTAAGTTGGCTCCGGGCGATCCGGCGGACTTGCCACAGTTGTTGTCCGAGGTTCGTAGGTTCACCAACCCTGCTACGGGCAACTCGATCATCGAAGAATGGTATGACGCATGGCAGGCATACAACGCTTACACCGTGCAGTTCCTGCGCGATACCGGGATGATCGATGATGCTGGCGCACAGTTGTGGCTACAGCAATCAGACTACATTCCGTTTTATCGTGAGACTGCAGCAGGCACAGTCGCTCATCCCAAGATCTTCGGCGGACTGACTTCAACAACCCACATGAAAGCGGTTGGTAAAAGTTCTGAAGCCATCAATCTGCCACTGCTGGATTCGGTATTGACCAATCTGGATGCAGCCATCGGCATGGGCATGAGGAACGTGGCACAGCAGCGCATCGTTCGCGACATGATCCAGATTGGCATGGGCCGCATGGTGCAGCCGGGGCAGTTAGTTGAAGGTCAGCCCACTGTCACCTTCAAGGTCGCAGGCAAGAAGTACACCGCGTTCATCGATGATCCGTTGATCTTCGAATCCATGCAGGCGCTACCTGAAATGGGTGCAGCAGGGATTCTGGAAAACGTATTCAGGGTTCCCGCAACCGTACTCCGTGAACTGATTGTCCGTGAGCCGGGATACATGCTCGCTAACATGATGCGAGATACTGCATCGGTAGCATTGACCAGCGGCGCAAACATCATCCCTGCCGTTGATACAGTTCGTAATTTTGCGAACGGCCTAGATAACCTGCGTCGGTTTGGTGTGGTCGGCGGCTATGATTTTTCCCGTGATCCAGAAAACATTACTGAGTATCTGGCGGATGAAGCCAAGAAGCGTGGTCACCAGATCCCTGTTGACTACGACAGCAAACTGAAAGGCTTCTCCAAGTCCAAGTACATGCGCCCATTAACATGGGTATGGGATTTGTTGGGCGGAGTCTCCGATAAGGCTGAAGCCTCGACCCGTAACGCGGTATATCAGGACACCTTGAAGCGCACAGGCAACGAAGCCGAAGCGGTGTATCAGGCTTTGTCTGTGATCAACTACGGACGGCGTGGGCGTAACCCGTCTATCCGCGCCATCACTGCATCGGTTCCATTCTTGAACGCTCGTATCCAAGGCTTGGATAAGTTGTATCAGGCTGGGACCGGGCAGGCCGGTGCGTTTAAAGATCGTCGCAAGAACTTTGCGCGGTTCGTGTTTCGCGCTGGACTCATGGTTGGACTCACGGGCTTGTACTACGCGCTCGTCTCTGACGATGAAGAGTACAAGAACGCCAACCCTGAGGTAGTGGATAACTACTATATCATTCCTATATTTAATGCTGATCCTGCCAAAGGAGAAAAGGGTTTAGCGTTTCGTGTACCGATCCCTTTCGAAGTAGGTCTGTTGTTCAAGACTATTCCCGAACGAATCATGCGTCGGTACTACGATGTCGATGTGGCACGGGACACGGAGCAGTCACTAAAACGCGCAGTCACTTCGACTCTTGCGTTTAACCCTGTTCCGCAGGCGGTGTTGCCGATTGCGGAAGTCATTGCCAACTACGATACGTTCACGGGTCGAACCATCATTCCTCCGTACATGAACGAGAGTATGGCGGCTGAGTATCAGGCTCGCTTTGGAACCAATGAGTTTGCCCGTATCTTGGGCGAAGCCACTGGCATATCGCCTATCAAGATCGATCACTTGATGAATGGTTACTTGGGAACCATCGGTACCTACACACTGGATGCCATTGACCATGTGTTGCGTGACGCTGATCGGATGTACCCTTCACGGGAACCCTATCAGTATCCGTTCGTGCGTCGGTTCTTTGCAGACAGCAATCAGCCGGGACTGCAAACTCAGTACTACGATCTATACAAAGAAGTCGGCAAGGTCACTAACACCATCCGACAACTGCGTGAAGATGGTCGCGTTGATGAACTCCAAGCCTATCTCATGGAGAACCAGACCATACTTGGCATCAAGTCAGGGGTCGATGTTCTTAACAAACGGATGAAGCAGTACCGCGATCAGAAGGAAGCGATACTCAAGTCCACCCTTGATCCTGATGTGAAGAAGGAACTGATCGATGATCTGGATGCCAGCATCAATCAGACTCTGCAAGTGGTTCCCATCCTGAAGAGAGCGGCATACAGTGAGCAGAGACAAGCAGGCTAGTCGGTACCTTGGCAAGGTCAAGGAACTTGACTGCGCTCTGTGTACGCTCTTGGGTCAAGGCCAGAACTCTGTCACCGAAGCCCACCACATCCGCACAGGGCATGGACTCGGCGACCGTGCGAGTGACTATCTGACAGTGGCCCTGTGTGTGGAATGTCACCGTGGAACCCATGGATTCCATGGCACCAAAGCACTGATGAAGATCGCCAAACTATCCGAACTGGATCTGTTGGCTGAAACGATCCGTATGTTGGATGAAAAAAAGGGGGCTGGATTACAGCCCCCGAACTTTGCAGAAGATACCAAAATGGACAGAGGAGCAACCGCTGTCTAGATTGAGTCTAATCCGATTGTTCAGACCACACAACATCGTGGTCGATACCGAACGCAATGATCATGTCGATCATGTCCGCCATCTCTTGCTTGGACATGCCAGAGGTAGGTTCCCCAAGGAACACCATTCCTCCCTCGATCCCCGGCACCATCCGCTGTTTGCGTAGTGCTGCAGTGAAGATCCATTTCCAATCCCGTTTAGACAGTTTCTGTCCGTACCATTCGACCTGATCCGAGATGTCCCCGAGCATCGACCACATCATGGCGTTCTGCCCAATCGTTCGTTTGTTCTTCTTGATGACAGTCCCGATCAAGGACTCCAAGTTCTGGTCCATGGTTAAGTCTCCGCAGAGAACCAATCGGTTTGTCTCTTCAGGAACTTCGGCCACTCCGGGTCTGCAAAAGACTTGTCATGCATTAACAGGTGGTTGGTAGGCTGTGCCGTGAACCTGCCAAGGTTAGGGAGTGAGAAGAAATAGAACTCTTTGGCTTGTGATGGTTCAGCACTGAACCCGTCCCCGATAGGCACAAGGGTGAAGAGGTAATCCCCTACCGCTTCTAACCGATTCTGGAGGCGCACAGTGGCCTGCATGCCAGAGATGAAGGGGTACTCAAGGGTCGAGAACTGCCAGCCATAAGCGTCCCATGTTGCGGCATCCGAAGGTTCCCAAGGAACTGCTTTAGGGGACAGCGCCAACTGGTGCAGTCCCACGTTCCTGTAGATGGCACCGCATTCGAGCATGACATGGCAACCAAACGCCCGTCCCGGCCATACGTTTAAACCAAACCACACAGCCCGCATCCAGTCATGTTCCCCACAAGCGTTAGGTTCCAGCCAAACGTACTGGTGTTTGGGGAGCGGACCTGATCCTGTGGATAACGTCATTGCTGGTTCTCTTTCTGGATCTGGATGTCGTATTGCTTGATACCACGCCTGAGCGCAGTACCAAGGGATGACTGACTGATACCCCATGCATCACGCAGATCCTTGTACTGGACCCGTTCCCCGTACTTTTCCGCTTCCGCTTTGCGTTGCATGAGTTGCTTGTATTGTTCGAGTGTGAGTCTTGGTTCTTTCATGTCTCACCCCTTCTTCTAATCATCTCGGCACAGCACCGACATCCTGAATCAAACAACTGCAAAGCATTTTTGCCTGTCACATCTTCTGTTAGTTCAAACTGTTCTTGTTCACACAACTTCGCACACGCCTCCCGCTCTGCTGCGGCAACGAGGGCGGCGAAACGTTCAAGTTTTTCTAGGTTTGGAATGCGCACAACGTATCCAACGCCGTATTTAACGCGCTCATGCAAATTAGCCTTTCGCGCCATGCGGATGATGTCATCGCGGGTCATAAAGGCTCTTCCCTCGTTACATATTTGTTCGGCTTCACGGTGTCGTTACCGTCGCCACGGATACAGTACGCAATCTTTTTTGCCGACAAACCTTCGCACCAATCTTCAACCCATGTAGCGATCATTTCTTTACACGCTTCATGCTCGGCTTTCACCGCAGCATCAATCAATCCGCAGTGCTGCGTCGTCTTCTGGCCCTCAGCGCATTGGCGGTAGCCTTCGTTCTTCAGTGCCTTCAGATGCAGTTCCAAAAACCGATTAAGTTTACTCAGCGTCACCCGATCATCAGTTAGGCTCATTACTATTCCGGCTTCCTCGGCCATCTTGATAACGTCATCCGTATTCACGCCGCACATCCTCCAAATGTTTTGATCTTCACCTAACGCTTGCTTGGCTCGCGCCTCTTGATACATGGAGTTCTGACTGATGGAAATGTCATGCAGGGCTTCGCGTAGCCGTCCAATCTCTTTGTCCTTCTCGGCGGCAACGAGAGCGGCGAACTTCTCAAGCATATTTGCATTGCCATCGTTAGATCCATAATCAAACCAGAACATTCCTGCCTCTCGCGCCATGCGGATAATGTCGTCGCGGGTCATCGCGGTTTCCTCTTGCGTTTCAGTTTCTGATTCTCTTCACGCAACTCTCTAATCTCTTGGGCGCACCGTTTAAGCAGTTCACTGATCAAGATAAATTCTGTCTCGGTGGTGATTGAATTGATGGTGTTCTTGTCTGCTTCACACCAACCCAGAACATCCAAGATATCTTCTCTTTGCCATCCGATCACTTGCCTTTCCTCAGGTGTTCGATCTCTGCCTTCAGCACACTGATCTCTTGAGCCAACAGAGAAGCCTCTGTCTGGAACCCACTCTGTCTCAGTGCAGCCAGTGCGTTATCGATACGAACCTGTTGAGAGTACCGCCATGGCATCCGGTCCAGTTCATCTTTCCATGCGCCCGGAGGAGAGATGTCATCGACTGACATTCTCGTACTCCGCACGAACCTTGGCTGCTGTTTCTTCTTGAACCACATCCCGGACCAATGTCATCAGTTTGCAGATGACATGGCTCTCGGATTTCTCCAGTCCCTGTTTGTGCAGTTCATCAAACTGGAACGCCATCAGATTGATCATGGCCCAATCGATGTACTGGAGTTTTAAATCATCACCAATCGTCGCCCACACTTTCTCTTGCGGCGGGATCGCCACCATGTCTTCAGGCTTCACGTCCAGAAAAGACACATCATCATCGGTGTTCATTACGAATCTCCTTGAGTTCTTGAATGACTTGTTTGATCTGTTCGTCCCATGGCGTGACCATGTCTTTGCGGTTAAACAGTTTCACGCTGGGGTACCACAGGGATCGATTGAAAACTTTATGGTTCCAGTACCAGAGTTTGTTGGCATCCAGTACCAGTACTTGTTTGCCTAGTGCGCCTGCGATATGTACGTTCGCATTCGAACAGGCCACGATTACATCGCAGAGTTCCATCATTGCGGCTACGCCTTCCAGATCGAAGAACGTGTTGACAGAGGTCTTGAGTAATCGATGTCCGGTTTCTTTCTCGAAAGGTTCGATCTCTTCCTTGGGTTTGCCGTACTGCAGATTCACCACCTTCACGTTGGGAATCTCGAAGATCTCTTTCAGTTCCCGCAGGGCCACGCTCTTGTGTGTGTCGATGCGCGGCGCAGTGCTGGCCCATGACAGGCCCACCACAAAGTCTCCCGGCTTGATGCCGAGTTCCGATTTAACCTGAGCCACTCGCTCCGGTGATGTCTTCAGGTAGTTGGTTGCCGCAATCTCGTTAATAGAACTGAGATCATGGATGAAGTGTTTGCCGATACTCGCGATTGGAATCTGGCAATCGAACTCAGAGTTCTTGATCTTCGAGTCATGCCGAATGAATTCGATTCCAAGGTTGGCATCTGCAAACAATCGGATCAACCGCACATCAATCATCACCGTCAACTTGTTGACCTGCATACGCAGTGCGCGGAGCAATGAACCGTACAGAATCTGATCGCCAATCCCCTGCTCGCACCACACCAAACAAGACTTGTAACCTTTGTCAGGTTCCCAACGAGGGAGTTTGGTTTTTAGTTTAGGCGATTTAAACGCCACGCTTTCCCAACGGGATTCGTACAACTCCCATCCATCGAACTCACCTAACTGTAGTTTCATCAGGCCCATGGTCCATTTGCCATCGGGCTGATCGGGGTCCAGTTGCAGCGCCATCTTGAAGTCTTGCATCGCTTTGTCCCAGCGGTGCATTTCCCAATGAACCCTGCCGCGTTGTATATAGGCTGCGGTAACGAGTGGATGCAGTTTCAGAATCGTTTCCAGATTGGGAATCGCTTCATCGAATTTATCTGCATCAACCAGATGCACTGATTCGTTGAACAGATCCTGAACACTTTTACTCACCAGTAATCCCTCCACCCTCGTTTCGATGCCCACTCCGGCGGCGGCACATGCGCCCACTCGTTCAGTCTGCGCCACTTCCAATCTCGGTACGCTCGCCTGATCCATTCGATCATGTGTGTCCCCTCCCGGCGACACCCGAAGATGCCGCCGGGGATTGTGGTTACAGCAGTTTGTTCAGGTCATCCATGAACTGAGAGATCAGTGCATTGATGCGGACCTTTTTGCTAAGTCCTTTGGCTTTGACGACATGCTTCTTGTGTCGTTTAAATACCGAGTGAACCAACTGTGCGCTGTACTGGGTCTTGCGAACCACCTCGGATTGGGACAGGCCTTTGTCTGCCCATGCCCGGATGATGTCTGACTTAGAACGGCGCATCTTCGGCCTCCCGTTCCACCCACTGGCTTGCTGCCAACGAGATGTACTGGTTGCCTGCCTTACTGGTGTTGTTCCATGCAGAGATGGACAACTTCGCGGGCTTGCCTGCTTTCACTGAGTCCACCAACTGCCGCAGCAGATCCTTGGTCAGTGTCAGTTCACCCCGCATCGCGGGTGACTTTTCAGACTTCATGTTCTTGCTCTTGAACAGAGCGCCCGTCGAACGATCATCACGATTGTAATCAGCCATTGCTAGTTGCTCCTTCGTACTTCGATTTCAACTCAATAAACGCGGTCTTCAATGCCTCGTACTGCTTCGGGTAGTTGCTGTCGAGGATGTCAATCAACTGTTTGTTCTCGCCCCAGAACTGACGCAGGGAGTTGGTGTCTTTGCAGAACGTCTTGGCAAACTCCAACAACTTGCCAACGATCTCTGCTGCGCCTTCCTCAGAGGGGATATCATTGCCGCCCTGCTTGGTGGGAACCTTTCTCTTCTGTTTCACTGCAGGGGTTTCATCGATGAGCGGGCCTTCATCCAACTCAGCGACAGACTGCTGAATCTCTTTGTCCGTTTGCACTGGAGCAGACTGGATGTCTTCTCCTGCGTAGATCGCATGACCCAGTCCGAACATGCTGATGGTTTTCACAAGGCAACGCATGCGGGTATCGCTGATCTTTCGAGCATCAGGATTCTTGATGGCGTTGTTCTTGTAGTCCATGACCGGCAACCACATGGATCGATGGCAGGTTCCCACACGAACAGTGCAGTGGACCGTTACTGTGCCATCGTTGTGCAACTCATGCGGATCAAACTCGTAGGTAGCGGACGGGAAGTGTTCCATCAACACACCCCATGCCCATGCCCATGACAGATACGTCAGTCCGTTCTTTTTCTCGACGTGCTTGGACACATCGACCTTGACTAAAGTCTGCCAAATCTTTTCGTAAGTAATCACTTCAGACATACGTTGCTCCTTTGTTATGTCTTGGTATTGTACACAAGTCAACGAAGCAATCAATAGCCTGCTTCATTGGCTTCACGTTCACGCTGGTACTGGGAACACCATGCGTTTACACGGCACCAGTTGGCTGTGCATCGGGTCGGTTCACCGCGACGGAACTCAATCTCTTGTCCTGCCAACAGATCTGCTTTCGCAGCAGGCTCGTTGTCATAGAGTTTGATCGCTCGTTTGTTGCCAGTCTTTTTCACAGCCCACACTGAAGGCTTTTCCCATCGTTCTTCACTGGAACATTCCGGCAGTTCTGATCCAGTGAGTCGGTCGAACTCTGCGCCTTGATGCAATGCCACTCGACCATCCAGATATGAGTCTTGATCTGCATCGGACCACATCGGGATATCGATCTCGACGATAGGGGCTTTGGGATAGTCGGCTTTGTCGAGCGCATCACGCGAACGCCAGTCACGCAGGATCGCAATGACCTTGAGTGCTTTGACCTTCGATCCTTTCGCACGTCGAAGCAATGAAGCATAGCAGTTCAACTGCCGCTCCCATTCAACCTTGCCCAAGATCACAGACCACACAGAGGTTGTCTTGTAATCCATGATCGTGATGCCATCATCCTCAATCTTCTGCACGTCAATGGCACCAGAGACAACCCAGCCATCGATCTCCAGAAAGATACGCTCTTCGCTGACATGCTTGTCATCGCCGGTCTCTTCGAACATCTTGTGTGCAGCAGTTCCCATGACTGCCCACATCTTCTCGCTCACATCCTCTTCGAGTTCATCCCAATGCTCTTGACGCAGGATACGAACGCGAGGTGCGTCGATGAGTTGTGTGATCGAACGATTAGATTCGCCTTTGCTGTACTCGTTGCGAGTCAGTGCTTTGACTACGGGGTCAGGCAACCCGAACTTGTTGGTTAGTTTCATCGTCTCCAGATCCTCACGCCATCGCCCTTCTTGTCAATGCTCGAACTGAACTTGTACTTGGGATTCTTTTTTGAGAACCTGCTGAGTCTCACGCGCACAGTATGCAACACCTTCTGCAGTTCTTCTTCGGAACATTCAACCAGTATGCTGTCACCTGAATTCAAATCTTTGAGTGGTAGTGGTCCTATCTCAACTCGGTTCGCTATCCTCGGCGGGAGCGAAACATTTTTATCTATCTTCATGGTTCCTCCTAATTGAAACCTAATGAGAGTGTAGCATTGTGATCAATGAAACAGAAATATTTTTTGTTGTGTTAGGCGAGCCAGCAAGCAAGGCTAATAGCCGACAACTTGTGCGTTTAAATGGCAGGCCCGCGTTCATCAAGTCCAAGAAAGCAAGGGACTATGTGAACGCATTTCAACTGCAGTGTCCGAAGAGATCCGTATTGATGCAGGGAGATCTGTCTGTGACGATCAAGATCTTTTACGCAACGCGCCGCCCTGACTTGGATGAGTCAGTGATACTCGATGCGATGCAGGGATTGGTGTACGAGAACGATAGACAAGTGAAAGAGAAGCATGTCTATCACGGGCTGGATAAAGACAACCCGCGAGCGGAGATCAAAGTGGAGATCCTGAAATGAGAAAGCCCCCGACAGAAGAACTCTGCCGAGGGCTTGACCGTCTGGGTGAGGGGACGGTAGTCTCAGAGGTACTAGCAACGAGACGGGCGCGATCCTATCTGGATCTCCCCAGACTATCAAGTCCGTCCTCGTCAGTCGTCTCAAGCCGGGTGCAAGTTCCGGTGTGCAGTGGTGCGCTATCCATCGTCCACTGTGCGGGTTGAAAGTGCTGAGGACGTTAAAAAATCAGACAGGCGTGATGCGATGGCTGGCTCCGTCCAGTATGGCGCTTCCGATCCCATGTCATGGGGTTTAGGGGGCGCTTTGCTCCTGCTCCACCATCCAGTATGGGTATATCTCTAGATATATCCTCGGGGTTTTAACCATAACTACAGGGTGTTTGAATGAATCAAGAACTCGCAGAACTGATATCCCAACAAACAGAAACAACCAGAATCCGTTGCCCAGTGTGTGCGGATGACAGAAAGAAATCCCACCTGAAAAGTATGGGTATCAGCGTTGAAGATAACCGTGTGGTGTACCAGTGCTTTCACTGTGGAACCTCCGGTGCAGTCAAGAAAGACAGGTTCATGTACCAAGTGAAAGAACTGACCAAGAATGTGGTGGTCATCCATCCACCGACAGAAGTCCAACCCCAGATCGTTGAAACATTCCTGAAGAGCCGGGGCATAGATCCCGAAAAGGTTCAGGACTACCCGCTCGTCGGTGGAACCAAGTGGTTCAGCGACTTGGGCAAAGAGGTGGACGCGATTGGGTTCATCTACGGTGATCCGAAAGCCCCTCACGCGATCAAGTGGAGGTCGACAGAAGGCAAAGCCTTTACCCAACAGGGTTCAGCCCGGTCGTTCTTCGGTTTAAACCAGTTACCACCTGACACCAAAGACTTGATCATCTGTGAAGGCGAGATGGATGTCCTCGCACTGGCTGCAGCCGGTATCCCTGCTATCGGTTGCCCGAACGGCGCACCCCAGAAGATCAGTGATCGGAAGGTGGACCCCAAGGATGACGGCAAGTACTCGTTCGTTTGGGATTCACGGGAACTGATCGAGAAGTCAGAGCGGGTGGTGTTCTTCGGGGACCAAGACGAACCGGGAGAAGCACTCGTTGAGGAACTGGCACGTCGAATCGGACGCGCCAAGTGCTGGAAGGTCACGCTCCCGGCGAAGGATGCCAACGAGACCCTCCTGAAACATGGCCCTGAGGCTTTACGAGAAGCCCTATTGGCGGCTCAACCCCTCCCACTGCAGGGTGTGTATACCCCCGCTGACTTCGAGGACCAGATCCTGTCCCTGTATGACGATGGTGTGGTGCGTGGTGCCAGTACCGGGATGCCATCACTCGACACCCTGTACACCATCCTCCCCGGTCAGTTGTCGGTGGTCACAGGGTTGCCCGGATCAGGCAAGTCCGAACTGATCGACCAGATCTGCGTGAACATTGCCATGCAGAAGGGATGGCGATTCGCGATAGCGAGTTTCGAGAACCCACCGCACATGCATATCGCCAAGTTGTGCGAGAAGGTGGTGGGTAAACCGTTCTTCGGACCCCATCGTATGGATTCAGACGAGCGCGACTACGCATTGCAGTTTCTCAACCAACACTTCGTGTTCCTGCAGTCCCATGACGGAGCGCCCAGTACTGTCCAGTCCATCATCGACCGAACCAAACAGGCGGTCATGCGGATGGGGGTTCGAGGGTTGATCATCGACCCCTACAACTACCTCGACATGTCTGGATCAGACAGTGAGCATCAAGCGATCAGCAAGATGCTGACCGATATCGTGTTGTTCTGTAAGTCGCATGATCTGCATGCATGGTTCGTCGCACACCCTGCCAAACAACTTCCAGACTCAGGGGTTCCCAAAGGGAATCAGATCTCAGGGTCAGCGGCGTGGTTTGCGAAGGCAGACATGGGTGTCACCGTTCATCGGAGCGGGGACCAAACGGAAGTGCATGTTTGGAAGAGCCGGTTTAAATGGGTCGGCAGGATCGGCAAGATCGAACTGAACTACGACCTACCGACAGGCCGGTACTCGGACCTGACACCTGAAGCATGGGACGTGGACCTATGAGTCAGTTCGTAGTGCTGAGTGAAGCAGAGCAGAGGCTTGCTAAGTTTTTGGCAACTCGACGGTATCAAAACGCCAGATCGAAAGGGCTGTTCAATGCCAAGATGGGCGATCAATCCAATGAACTGACTGACCTTGAAGGGATCGCATCTGAAATTGCGTTCTGCAAATTGATGAACATTTACCCGGACCTTGATCTTGATCACACCAACCCCGCAGATTGTTTTCTGCGAGACGGTCGGGCCGTTGATGTGAAGTCCACGGTTTACAATTCTGGCAGGCTGCTTTCAGTGCGATGGAAAGACGCTTCAAAGGTTGACATCTTTGTGTTGATGGTCGGAGAGTTCCCAAGATATCGGTGCGCGGGATTCATGAGTTCTGCTGAACTCATACAACCGAATCGACTTGTGGATTTAGGTCACGGCGAGGGGTATGCCGCGACACAAAATGAATTGCAATCGATTGATATCCTTTGAGGTCATCATGAAGACTTACATCCACGTTAATCAGCATGTGATTCGAGCAAACAAAAAGACCGGGCAAGATAACCCGGTCATCACGGTTAAACAGGGGAAGAAGAACACCTACTGTCGGCGGGTCAAGATTCATGGACCCAGTGAGGTGGTGTACGGTGGTAACGAGAAGCCGCTGCTGCCGTGCGGGGCGCGTGTTGCGGTGGTTACCGAAGCCGAGGTCGAGATACTGGAATAAAAAAACCCCGACACCCTGTGACAGGTGCCGGGGCTTATGCGTGTACCCGTCAGACGCGGATGGTCAACGGGCAGAGTTCAGTGGACCGCATGGTGCGGACATACTCACTGCCCAAGTAGTCATACACGCACTGCTTCGTCATGCCAGTGACGCGCTCGTACTTGAAGAACGCGGTTCTGTTCTGCGCGAAAGCCGAAGCACTCGCCACCAACGCAATCAACACGATCAACTTTTTCATACGTTACTCCTTGCTACAAAATCATCAGCCCATTTAAACACTTGGTCGCGGGAACCCTTGCAGTATTCAAACTCAGTGCTGTTGGCAAAGGCAACCCATCGATCCTTCCATATCCTGCCGGGAGAGGGGAACACCCAAACTAGGATGTCCCCCTCCGGTCCACGAAACTCAGTGATCGGATCGGACATGGCCCAACTTCCCAAGCATAACCTTCGTAACATACGCGGCAATGCTTTGCAGTTCCTCGCGCTCGTCATCGTCCTCAGTCTCGAACGAACGCTCGACGAGTGACGCACAGAAGGTCGCGAAGATTCCGAACACCTCCGGGGCTTTGACATCCATGCGTTCGATGTTCTCGATCTTGATGTCGAACCCAAACACGTTATCGAATTCCAGATACTCGATGACGGTCGCGAGGTCGATGTTCTGGCGGTGGTAGTACGACTCTGGATGCAGGTCGCCCGTTGCAGGGTCAACGAATCGTCGTTCCATGTTTAAACTCCTGTCAGAAAGGGGGGTTGCTGAGGTCAGCCGGTTCAGCCGAGTCCCACTTGACTGGCTTGATGATGACTGACTGTTCGATGCGGTTCACTTTCTCCATCATGATCGACAGGTCATGCTGAATCCGCATCAATGCGTAAGCCACCGCAGGATTCAACTGCAGTTGCTTCACCTCACGCTCAAGCATTTCGATATCTGCTTCGTTCATAATCCCTCCTGCTTTGCACGTTGGTATTCAAAATACTTTCGGGTCAACAGATCCGTAGTGTCACTGATCTTTTTGTTGTGCTGCTTTCGCAGCAGTTCGAATGCGTTCACCTCGCGTTCCATCTGAGCCTTCAGCCCACGGTACTCCGAGTACAACTGGTCCGAGTAAACCTTTAGTCCTGCCATGTTGCAATCCTCCACGCTACGAACATGAACACCGCAAACAACAGCATGCGGGGCAACGCAAACCAGAACAGTTCCCAAGTCATGATTGCACCGCAGTTTGTGCCATCCACTTAGCAGCAAACTCTTTCAGCACTTGATCGGCTTCCTCTTCCACCGTCTCTGCAGCAGCGCACCATTCGGGTGTACCTTTCCAGTCATCAGACTTGGCACCATGCAGGTTGATCATCTGCCGCAGTAGCAGTGCCATGTGTGTTTCGATGCTCATGATTGCACCCCCATACGCTGCTCGTTCAATTCATTGACGATTTCGGGCCGCTCAACATAATCGGCAACTGACTCCAAAAGAATTGCCCTTTGTTCGCTATCGTCACAACAAAGCAGAATAAAATTTTCGATGATGTACATGGCATCCAGTTGGTTCTGATTCATGATTGCACCTCGTTTAAATGCTGATGGTTTTCTGATCGATGATCACGGTCACGCCCATGTTCTTAATGTCGAACAGGTTCCGGGCATCGAAGGTCTTCTGACGCATGAGCGCAGCGAACTTCTGCGCGAGGTCATTGACCGGATAGAACTTGATGTTCCCGTACACGCTACGCTGCTCCACGATGACGTTCATGCGACCACCTTTTTGCGGTTGTTCCATTCCTTCACGCCGATCTGGTAGTACTGCTCCAGTACTTCAGGACTGATGACCTCGCCCAACTGGCGAGCAAACTGCAACGCCTCAATGAAATTGCTGATGGCATCGTTGCTGCTCACGCCAGACTTGTAGTCATACGACGCGCTGTACTCGATGCGCGAAGACCACGAGTCGGTGCCGTCCATGTCGCGAGTGAAACGGACGTTGATCGTGTCGTATGACCAGTGACCGTCCGGTCGAATTGCGATACGGGCAGTGCCGCCTTTTGCAGCGCGAGCGATATCTTCGAGGCCGTAAACTTTGAAGTTGTTCATGTCAGTACTCCTGCTTCGATGTTGCGAATTATATTTGATAATCTGTCATCAAGTCAACAACCCCCGAAGGGGCGGCATCACGCCGCCACCTTCTGAGTCGCCTGCTCCCACAGCGCCGTCACTGTCGCGTTGGCGCGGTCCGGGGTGCAGTACTCGCTGCCTGCAATGTTTGGGATCACAAGGTCTGCACCGTTGCACTCTTCTGCGAAGTGCCTCGAGTACCCGTAGCCGTTCACGACATGCGGCACCATGAACTCCATCACGCGGAAGAAAAACCGCCGCAGCATGATCGGCGTTGCAAACACCAGACCCACGCGGTCCATGTCGATGGGTTCCTCGGGGCGTTTAACCGTGACCGACCAGACGAATCGGTCATTGCGGTACTCGCCGTGCTTGACCGCGATCAGTTCGACGCGGCGACCTGCGGACTGGATGCGGTCGATCAGAGTCACAATCGCAGCACCGCGATTGACAATGTGATTAGCATCCACGGCTGCAGAGGCAGACATGTTGACCACGATCCGCACGACAGGCGACTGCACGGGCGGCGCGATATCGGACATGGCGAACATGTCTTCGGGAACCCCTGCTGCATAAGCCGGGATGCAGGGGAACGCACCGACCGGCGCGGTGTCCCATAACGGTTCGGGCGACGAGGTCACCTTCAAGGTCACCGAATCGATGGCAGCACGGGCAACCGCGTGGCCCTTGACCGCGTAGTCGAGGGCCGCGTTCCAGTCGCGGCAACCCGACCAACCGTCATGATCAACTCTCTCTGAACCGTCTTCAGACCAGTTGATTTTGCGGGTCCGCAGGTCATGTACGAACTCATCCCACGATTCTGCGGTGTATCGGTAGATCATGCTGCAGCCCTCCGGGGCATGTTGGCGCGGACCTTTTCAAGATCGAGCGCAGAGAGGTTACGGGTCAGGACCATGGCCTCGACGCGGTCCCATGCGAGGCCCGCAGAGAGCAACTTGCCGCCCTTGATCGAAGCGCGAGGGCTGACAACGTGACGCAACTTGAGGTCGCGCACCGCCTTGCGGAACGCCTGCACATGGCGCGTCCATGCGTCATTCGGGCTGATCGCAAGTTCGAGCCGCTCGTCATAGTCCATGGGGAGGAACGAGAATCGGTCGAGCGTGGCGGCATCGAGTTGGGCGCGGCCCACATACTGCGCGTCAGCACCTGCACCGAAGGTATTCGCAGCGGCGACGATCACAAAGTCCGCATGCCGTTTAACCGTTCCGCAGGGAAAGGCGGCGAGGTCATTGGCGGCAATCGCGTTGAACGCGAGCAAAGCCTGTGCGCTCGATGCGTCGATTTCATCGAACAGGAACACGCCGCCGCTCGTGTAAGCGCGGTACAGGTCGGTTTCCATGTACTTGCCTTCGGCGTTGATGAAGCCCTGCAACTGGTACGCCATGCCCACAGCGCCGGTCGAGTAGAAGGGCAGTTCCAGTGCTTCAGCAGCCTGCGCGGCGATGGTGGTTTTGCCGGAGCCTGCGGGTCCGACCAAGTACACATTCTCGCGAACCGACAGCGCGGCGAGAACATCCGCGAACACCGCATGACGGTGACCGGCAGGCAAGGTGCGAATGACGGCACCCTGCTTGATTTCGATGCGAATCGGGCGATGCACTTCGACCGCAGCCACCGCAGCCTTGATGGCATCCTGCCGAATGCCCTCGATGGTCGCAGCGTCGAGGGAAGCGGCAGCGACCGGAGCGGGATCGACCCCGTTCCAAATCGCGAGCAGCACGTCATCCGCGCTGTTGGGCGACTTGCCCTGTCGCACCGCATGCATTTTGAGGTACGCGCGGTCGCTGTCGGACAGCGGCAGGGAGAATGAACGCTTTTCCATGATCAAGCCTCCACGTTGAGTGAGCCAACCGCGATGCAGACCGGGCAGGTCGATGCGGCGTGTAAACGATTCGCCTGCAGGGCAGACACACGGGCGGTCCAACCGCAGTCGCTGCACTGCAATTTCAGCAGGCGAGTGCCTTGCTTTTTGCGAGCATTCGGGTCCACCTTGGCATGCGGGTACACGCCGAGGTCCGCGACGATCCGCTGCAGGGTGCCGCGCAACTCGTCACCGGGAACCGTCGAGGTCATGGGACCAGTGAGGCCAATGCCGCGAGCGACGGTGGCAAAGCGACCACGGTGACCGCAGGCGATACCGGCTTCGACGTGGATCAACTCATGCGCGAGAACCGCGATGACATCGACCGGGTTGTCGAGAATCGGGTTGATGAACACCTCCATGGTGCCGTCCGCACTGATCGAGGGATCGAACGCCTGCCCAAGCGTCACCTTGCCGGTGCGCGAGCCGCGATACCCAATCGGGAACCCGCATGACACGCGATACTTGCGCTGCTCCCATGAGGCAGCATCGATACCGGCGACCGGGAAAACCTCATGCTGCAGCATCACTGCCGCAGCGGCGAGCCATGACTCGCGTTCGCTGAACTTCTGCATGTTTAAACTCCCGCGCCTCATTGGGCGCTGTTGGTATGAATTCGACTGGTCTCGTCAGTGGCGGCATTACCGCGCAGACACTCACCGGACGATGGCGATCAAGCCCGAGCCGGTGGTGTTTCGACCTAGAGAAATCGTTCGCGGCCAATCCACTCGCCACTATCGCGGCGAGCCTGCAACGCAGCGTTGTGATGCTCGCGAATCACCTTCATGCCATCGATCACAAGCCCCGCCCAAATATCGAACTCTTCAGGCGAGAGCAGCGAATCGTCAGCACGACCGGCACGATCACCGGCATCGATCAGCGCCTCAGTCAGACCGTGAACTCCGAAGAGGTATTGGTTACCGCCCAAGTGCTTGATGCGGTAATGCTTGCAGACGCTGCCGTCATCGAGTTGCAGCGCCTGAACGATGACCATGGGGACAATCATCACGACTTCGTTCGACATGGGAACCTCACTTGCTGTTGTGGTGACTCAGTGCAGCGCACTCATCGAATGCGCTCTACTCAGTCGAGTTGTTCACGGTTCGTTGGGCATCGTCACAATTTCGGGCGGCTGCTGTACTTGCAGGTCGTTGCCTTCAACCCTACGTCTACACCGATGCTTTAGGCCGTGTTCCCCTCCGGGAACCGCCGGGGCTGCTGCTCGCCCATCCCGGCACCAGAACCTCTTACCTGTCGGTGCGCTGTCTGGGGGCGCTTCCGGTGCGTTGCCGCCGCCGGTGAAGCGAACTCTACGGATATCGGGTTATCACGTCAACAAGTTTTTTCGTTTACACGACCTCATGTTGCCTAAGTGATTGATTATCGGTCGAATTTAGTTTGAAAAAAATTGCGTTTACACGCTCCAAGGGGTAGGTTTCGGGGGTGGTTTTGGAGCAATTTCAATCGCCACACAGTCAAAGATTATCAAAGTCACGGGAAAACAAGGGTTAAACGCAGATATGGCAGGCATCACTGACGAGTACGGGCTGACCGAGAAGCAGCGGAAATTCGCGGAAAACGTGATTGCGGGAATGTCTATCGCGGATTCCTATCGCAACTCGTATGACGCAAGCGAGATGCAGCCTGCGACCGTGCAGCGTAGGGCGGCAGAGTTGATGGTGAACGGCAAGGTCAAGGCATGCATGGATGCGCTGGCAGCGGTGCGGAGGCGGCAGAGTGAGGCAACCACGGTCTCTGATCGGGACATGCTGGTCACTCTGCTCCGTAAATGGTCGAAGGGTGACGAGTCTGCGACCAGTTCCCAACTGCGTGCAGCCGAGTTGCTTGGCAAAGCCTGCGGCCTCTACCGTGACGTAGTCGAGGACCACCGGGAACGTCCCGCCGCACTGGTGGCGGCAGAGTTGGAGGCGCGGCTAGCGTCCATGCTGCAGGGATCAGCGCCTTCGGTGCAGCCTCAGGTCGCTGATCAGGTTCCCGCAGGGCGTTTAGACGCTGATTCTATGCAGGTTCCCGTCGAGAATCACGGTCAATCTAGCCTAAGTCATTGAATTTAAACGGGGTCTAGGGGTTAATTCCGGGCTGAAATCGACGAAAAAAGTCGATGGCTACCCCCCGATTTGCGTGACGGTACCGCGTGATCCGTATACATGCGATTCCACTCAAACGATCCCATTGATTTGCCCACTACTGTTGCATTTTTACCACAGCGTTGCTGTTAGGTTCCCGTTGTTCCCATGGGATTTTTTTAGAATTTGGTGCAGGAGTCTCTTGCCCAAAAATTTTTTGCAAAAATTTAGCGTTTTTCTCTTGATCTTCCCGATTAAATATGATAAAATCGGATTATTCTTTAGGTAAATTTAAAAGATTAGGTATGAGTATATCGGTACTTGGGGTGTGTTCGCCACACTCCAAAGGGTGTGGCTCCCGATATACGATGGGTGGGTTCAAGAGATTCACAATATGATGAAACGGGGGCTATTGTCCCTGCATTTTGAGGATCATTCATCTTGAACATCACTCCCGAAATACTGAATAAAGTCAAACAGTTACCCTTTGATCAGCAGAAAGAGATCCTGAGGCTTCTTGAGGAGTATGAAGGGGCGAAATCGAAGGAAGAATGTCGGGAGAAGTTCATTCCTTTTGTGAATCGGATGTGGCCGGGGTTCATTTCTGGTCGTCATCACAAGATCATGGGGGAGAAGTTTGAGGAAATCGCTTCGGGGAAGTTGAAGCGGTTGATCATTTGCATGCCGCCCCGGCATACCAAGTCAGAATTTGGCTCTTATCTGTTCCCGGCGTGGTTTTTGGGTAGGTTCCCGCAGAAAAAGGTGATTCAGACCTCCCACACCGCTGAATTGGCGGTGAACTTCGGCAGAAAGGTCCGAAACTTGGTGGATTCTGAGGACTACCACGCAGTTTTCCCCAATGTCGGACTCCGCGCTGACTCCAAAGCCGCAGGACGCTGGTCCACTTCCAAAGGCGGGGAGTATTTCGCTATCGGTATCGGCGGCGCTGTGACCGGTAAGGGTGCCGATTTGCTGATCATTGACGACCCCCATGATGAACAGGAGGGACAATCGGCTGATCCGACCGTCTTTGACCATGCTTATGAATGGTATACCTC